GAGGCATGCGTAAAGCTGACCAGGGACAGTAGTGTAATCCTGCTCGAGAGACATATTATACAGTATACAGTCTTCAAAACTTTAAGCCTGCTTAAAAGATTTATGGTATAAAATACAAATGAGGACATTTTGGGATAAACAACCCGTCCCACAGGAAGGTCTCAATTATAAACGAGGGGAGGATATAGAAAAAGAAAAGAAGGTTGTGGAAGAACCTGTGAAGCTTCCAAAAGGTTTTTCTTGGAAAGTGTGTTCAGTTGAAGAGGCTCATCCACTCCTAAGTGACCAATATTTAGATGGTAAGACTAATATTCTTAGATATTCACTTGAAACACTAAAATGGGCGGGTGAATCACATGGTTATGAAAATAGAGGAATTGTACACGACGAAACACAAGAACTTATTGGATTTATATCGAGTGTTCCCACTAAAGTGAGGGTGTGTAATGATATTTTAAACATGGTTCAAATCAATTTTCTATGTGTACATCACAATTACAGAACTTTAGGGTTTGCACCACTTCTTATAAGTGAAATGAAACGAATTGCTAATACAAAGGGTATATGGCAGGCTGTGTACACCGCTGTGACTGAAATACCAACACCTTTAGTGAACTCTTCTTATTGGCATCGCATTTTAAATGTTAAAAGATTATCAGACATTGGATATTTTAAAGTTTCATCTAAAACTAAACAAAAATATCTTGAAGTTCGTGGAACATCTGATTTCAGAAAGATGTATACAAAGGATATTCCAAAAGTTACCAAAATATTACAGAATCATTTTAAACAATTTAAGATTGCACCAGTCATTGACAAAGAATGGGTAAAACATTGGATACTTCCAGCTAATTCATATATAAATGAGAAGGATAATACATTCATATCATTCTATGATATACCAAACCATAGAAAAGATGGTTTATATACAATCAAACAAGCATATTCATTTTACATAGTTGGAGACGTTTTCAATGATGCATTCCTCATCGCCAAGAATTTGGGTTACGATTTGTTTACTACTTTAGATATTGGGAAGGATGTACAAAATCTGGAGAAGCAGAAGTTTCTAAAAGGTGATGGAAATGTTCATTACTATTTGTTTAATTGGCTACCATCTTCTTCAATCTCATTGGAAGATGTTGAAGTTAAATTACCTTGATCATTTGGATGAATTGGTTTCTGGGTTGCCTAAGTAAAAGAAATAAATCTTAAAATCCATAAGATGGAGGAAATACGAAAAAACCACAACAACGCTAAGAGGGACTTGATCCATTCCGTGACGAGGGAGAGTGATCAAATCCTTGATGTTGGCTGTGGCTTTGGCGGAGACCTTCAGAAATGGCACAAATGTGGGGCAAATATGAGCATGTGTGATCCTATACCAGAAGCCCTGGTGGAAGCAAAGTCGCGTGCTAAAAACATGCGTATGCGGGTAAACTTCTACGAGGGTGATATTCATAGTTGTCCAAATCGTAAATATGATATTGTTTGTTACAACTTTTCACTTCATTACATTTTTGAAACGAAGGAAAAGTTTTTCAATTCAATTAGGGAAATCAGGAAAAGGATGAAACCTGGTGGGCGTCTCATAGGAATAATTCCCGACTCCGAGAAGATCATATTTAGGACACCCCTTGAAGATGACATGGGTAACTTCTTTGTGACGAAGACACCCGGTAACGGTGGTTTTGGTGAGAAATTGTTTGTAAATTTGGTGGATACACCTTTCTATGCAGATGGTCCTCGGTCAGAGCCAATTGCATACAGGGATTTACTTATCACACATTTAGAGGAGTTGGGATTTAGGTTAGAGTTGTGGGAAGGTCTTGAGGGAAACCAAATATCAGAACTTTATAGCAAATTTATATTTGTATATAAGAGATGATCGCATTGATTCTATTATTTCTCGTAAATGCGTTTTTACTTGCAACTACCCGAGAACCGAGGGAGTTTATAGAGCTTAAAGAGAAATATGAAATTCTCAGGAGGCATATCAAAGAAAGTGAGCATCCAAAGTTTCACATGTTGTCCAGACATATTCCCATCACTGGTTATAAGAAAATGAACGGAACAGTTGGGTATAACACAAATAAAGGTCAAGAGATTGCCATATGCCTTGATGGTTCTGTAAATGAGATTTTCCATGTACTGGTTCACGAGTTAGCTCATTCCACAGTTGAAGAGTTTTCTCATTCAGATGATTATTGGAATAATTACATAGAACTTCGTGATATTTGTGTAAACTTGGGTATATACGAGAAGATACCAGAGAGAACTGAGTTCTGTGGTCAGCATGTACAGGATAAATAATCTTTGTACATATCAAATGAAGACACCTATCAACGTTTTGTATACTGCAATTGGTTATTGGATTGCTGTATATGGAGTCACTCAGGTACCAAACATTATTAACAACTACTATCTCAATCTCGTGTGGCTCACAGTGGTAATTCCAAATGTGTTCCACATGGTTGTTGGACGTATTCCACAACTTGCTGTGGATCGCCAATTCTTTCTGGCGACGAGTGTTATTGCGTTAGTCTTAACTTATATCATGAATAAGTTGTTCAAGAAGACCGCCGAGGATCTCAAGAAGTACGGAACCGACAAGGGCAAGACACTTAAAACGAATGCCTTGCTCATGGGGATGTTATCCATTGGAGCTATAATTACTTACTTTTCGGGTATAGATAAATCTATCTATTCTAATATGGGTTGGGAAAATGGAGCCGCAGTTACTGTTTAAGGCTTCACGACATAGTCCTTCACAATGTAAAACACAATAGCCGCAACTAAACCAGTAGAAGCAAGACCAACCATGCTCCTACTCCCTTGTTCGTTAAGGAACTTGGGAATAGAAGTCACCAGCTTATCTTGCACAGGCTTGGACACAGCGAGGGCTGCCGCAGCACCAGCGACGAGGGCAATCATCTGATCATCGGTGAGATTAAGGGGGTTCTTACTCTCGGGTGCCGCCTGCTGCTGAGGGGCAGCATAAGCACCCTGGGGGTTAGGGGCAGCCATCTGCATGCTCTGCATCTTTGGCTCTTCACCAATCATTGGGGGCTCCATCATTAAATCGTTAATAGGTGTAGAATCCATGGTCATCTCTTTACTTTGTCCCAGATTTTTTTCGGAATGCGAAAACGCTTCACGGTTAGGTGGAGGCATCTGAGGATTGTTATTAACAAAATTAGTAGTTGGGTTGTCATTAAGAGATACCATTCCATCACCATTGTCAGCGAGGTTGAGAGTATTTATATCGGTAGACATCTGATATAGTCTTATGTTTTTCAAACACCTAAGTTACGCGCTTCATCTCAAATATTCATGTCGCATTTACAACATACACACAAAGGGTCTTCTATCGCATCCGGTGTATGTGTTTATTCGGAAAATACATTAAATTGTATCCTGGATGAGTTTAAAGATTTTTGCTCTGACTATGTAAAACAAATTGGAAAGTTTCATTGGCAAAAAACTTTGAAAGTTTCTGAGGTTATCCCAAATTATAAAGACAATAAATGTTTTATGAGTCCGGACGGTGGTTTATTTTTCATAGAAATTGATTCCAAACGATATTGTTTTTTAATTGTTGAAGATAAATACCAAGGTACAAATGATAATAGATATAATGAAGGTCTCAAAAAACAAGGTACTGGAAACGCTATAGAGAGGGTGTTTAAGAATCTAAATGCATCTTGGCATCTTTTTAAAGATTTACCTGTCTCACCGTATCTGGTATTTGTAGCTGGATGTGATTTTCATAGTAGTGAATCTATTATACATAGGATTGGTCCTCTCTCAAACTTTGGGAAAGAGCCAATTGTATGGGAAATGGAAAACTCAGATGATTTTGACGTTTCAGAGATGTTACCAAAAATTGATATACGAAAAGACATTGATCGTGAGTTTGCCACCTTTTGTGTTAAAACACATAAATATGACGAGTTTCCCAATAAAAGTTCAATGTGGAAAGCAGGTGAACGTTTAGCTGTTATGAAACACATTGCCAAGCAATCACTTAAGGAAATCATAAGATATCACTACAGATTATGAAAGACTATGTTAATCAACCTATGATTACATACCTAGGTAATAAGAGAAAGTTAGTAGATAACATAGAGAGTGTAGTAAAGAAACTAAATCCAAAAATATGCGTCGATGCATTTTCGGGTTCCGGGGTTGTAGCGAGAATGTTACTGACACATAGTGACACATTGTATGTAAATGATTTGGAGAAGTATTGTGAAGTCTTATCTACTTGTTATCTAAATACACCTTCTCCCTCTGACCAAGAGGAAGTTCGTAAACATATAGATCAAATGAATAAATGTTCGGGTAAAAATGGAATGATTACAGAACTTTATTCACCTAATGAAGATTGTGATAGATGCTTTTATACACCTGAGAACGCTATGAGAATTGACGGTATGATTGACTATATTCACCGCAATGTTCCTGATCATTTAAAGCCTTATTGTTTGGGTCCTCTTGTAGTAAAGGCGAGTATTCATACAAATACTTCGGGTGTATTCAAGGGATTCCACAAAGGTGGGTGGGGTGGTAAAGGTGGTCATGCAGTTGAGAGAATCACCAAACGAATTGAAGTTGAGACTCCTATATGGCTTGAGAGGGGTAGAGATGTTTACGTACATAGACGGGATGCGTGTGACTTTTTAAGAGAACTACCAAAGGTTGATCTCATATACTTAGATCCACCATATAATCAACATCCTTACAGTTCTAATTATTTCATGTTAAACTTAATTTGTACCAATGAGAGACCTCATACACTTTCAAAAGTATCAGGTATCCCTGAAGATTGGAATAGAAGTAAGTATAATTACAAGAGACAGATTAATGAAGCTATGGAACTTACCTTGAAATTAGCAACCGAAAAGGCTAAACATACATTAGTGTCTTATAGCAACGAAGGATTCATAACTCCAGAAGAATGGAGAAAGATATTAGAACCCTACACGTATGAAAAAATAGAGATTGATTACAACTGCTATAGGGGAAGTCGTAATCTGAAGAATCGTCCTACTAAAGTTACAGAGTTTATATTTGTTATTTCGTCTTTGTAATCTTTAATCTTGTTTGCTTGGTAGCCTTCTTAGCGTCATCTTCCTTCTGTGAGAGATACTTAGGATTAAACATTTTTTTATGAAGTTTCCAGAGATCTGGACTTCCTACCCTAAAGTTCTTTCTCACAGTTGCCTTGTACCAAAATACACAATCTTGAATCTTGTTAGATTTTACCGTATTATCTAACACGAGACATTCGTAATTCTCTGTACACGCATCCATAACCTTACAGAACATATCAAAAGAAGGAAAGATACCAAAAAAGGACTTGTATAACTTTTCTCTATTTTGTATGATGTTCTCTCTCAAAATAAAGACATAATCAACATTAGCGCGAAGAGCTGGTGGTAAATCCATTACATATTGCATAGTCAGCATGAAGAAGATTTTCCAATGTCTACCATTCATAAAACACTGGCGTATACACGTGTCCTTCAAAAACTTACTATCGTACATACAGTCATCAAGAAGCATGAAGGCTCCACAATTTGACTTTCCATTACCTACCAGTTTTCTCTGTCTCGCCATCACCCTCTCGATTGCATCTCTATCATAGTCACCATAAATAAATAGATCTGGTACAAAATCTGAATAAAAATGGTTACCCTCCTCTGTTCCTGAGAGAACTATACCAGCTGGAAGATGTTTCTTATGGTACATGATATCTTTGACAAGGGTTGATTTACCTGTATTTCTCTTGCCTATGAACACACAAACCCGGTCATCACTAATAGTTTCAGGTTTGAATTTCTTCAACTGAAGGTTCAATCTACATTATTGTACCGTTTTAATTAGCAAAATTTTACTCACATACTATAGGAATGTCAGGTCGTTTAAGACTTGCTGCCACCGGAGTCCAAGATCAGTGGCTCACAGGAGATCCACAGTTTTCATATTTCCTGATGAATTTTAGAAGACACACTAAGTTTTCT